CTGCGGCGTGCGCTGTGCATGTCAGCGCCATCGATGCGCCGTTTGTCGCGGACCAGGCCGAGGACGCGCCAGTGTCGTCGTTATCGGCCCAGCCTGTCAGGTTTGAACTGAACGTGCCGTTCGACACAGCGGTCGAGACGCTTGGCCGGGTCAATGCCGTCTCATCGATCCACACCCGCATGTTGGTCGCAGTGAGCTCCAGGATCGCCGTGTCCTCGGCGCCGAACACAAACGGGATGGTCCATGCCTGATTGTTGCTGGCGGTCGCACCGACGTACTTGAGGCCGGGGCGCAGCATCATCGACCCAAGGGTCCGCGGCATCCAATTCGTCTGCGTATCCGCTGAGAACGCAACGCGCTTAATGTCCTTGCGTGCGATCCCTAGTGGGGAAATCCGACCACGGTTGAACGCCAGTAATTCGACGGGCTGGGCCACGGGCCTAGCCTGTCAAACGAGTGCGGGAACCCCGTTGGCGGCTCCCGGAAAACCGAGAGCGCGTCCACGTTCCTTGCGGCGGGAATTTGGTGCCTTGGTTCTGTGCGGCCTTGGATCGCGCGTCGGACGATTGATTGTTGTATTCCAGTTGGGCCGCAGCGACCGACCGAATATCCGACGCGGTTTTCGCGGGCATCACTTTCATTGCAAGGAACGCCGCCACGGTGCGCGTGAAGGACGGGGGCCAAGCCGACAGGTCGCCGCCATACGAGGCATCGTTTGAAATGTAAGTAACCCAAATCCTGTCAATGTCCGCAAACCAGAACCCCGGGTCGGACGATATCTGCTCGCCGGTCAGGGGTTGGTTGAAATATTCGTCACCGGAAGCCGCCCAGGTCCGGATGAAATCCGTCGGCTTTACGAAAGCACGGCGGAGGCCGAAGTCAGGGGTGGTGCCGGAATCATATTCGATTTGCACGACCCGTTTGGCGAAATCCCAAAGGCCGACCTCTAGGCACGCATCGACAGCGTCAGCGTCGTACTGGGTGTCCAGCAGATACCGAAATTCGTTGACCTCCGTGTCGGAAACAAGGGGCCGGTTCCCCATGAGCCCCAAGGCGAGATTGTAGACTTCCAGTTTTGTGGCCATGCTACGCGCTCATCCCCGGCTGTTGCGGCGCGGTGCGCGGGGCGGCCCGTCGCTCTGTCCCCTCGATTTGCCCCTTCAATGCGAGCCACCGGGCGGCGCCGCCGGCGGACTCCCACTCCAATGCGGTGATGTAGGCCCGATCCAATTCCTTCGCGACGACCGCCATGATCGCTGGCTTCTTGGTCATCGCCAACCCGACCTTATGGGCCAGCAGCGCCGCGTAATATTGCGCGAAGGTTTCCGGCCAAATCGTGAGGTTGGTCCCATACGACGAACTCTTGTTGACGTACCGGATATAAATGGTCGTGAGCATCGAATAGAAAAGCGCCTGGTCCTCGCGGAACGACGATTCCGGGTTGGAGAAAAACTTGTCCCGGGTCAGCGGCGTCCGGAAATGTTCATCCCCGGACAGTTCGATCAGATGCACATAATTCGACGGCTTCCCGAAGGTCTTGGTCAGGCCGAAGGCTGAAGTGCCAGACGACGACAACTGTTCCGTTTTCGATGCGAAGCGCCAAAACCCGGTTTCCAGCGCGTAGGTAATCAGGCCGCCATCCTCGTCCTCGGCGTCCAACAGGTGCCGCGGTTCCCGGTTCTCTGTCACTGAGGATAGTTCGCGCTCTCCAAGCAGTCGGAGTGCGCGCTGGTACAGTAGGGTTTGGGTCGTCATGGGCCCTCGCTAGTTTTACGCCGCTTTTTGGAACTGACTGAGCCACGCACCCGCGTCGCCCATCGTGTCGAAACCCTTCTGGATAACTTCCTTGTCGGCGGTGCGCCGCACAGTGTATTTGAGCGCCGGGCCACCCCAAATTGCCTCGTAGTCGTCGCTTCGCAGCGGAGTGCTGTCGGACAGTCGGACGTGACGGAGCATCGCGACCTTGGCCCAGTTGGGGCCCTGGCTAAGAACGAAGAATTCGGCGAACCAAGATCCGTCCTCCGCGGTCGCTTCCAGACGGTCTTTCGGTCGCAGTTGTTTTGAGACGTGCGCCCAGAATTCCGGTCGCAACATGTCCTGTGCAGAGACGCCATCGCGCGGACTCACGTCCCATCGCGTAAATTTCGACTCTGCGTTTTGAAGTCGGTCTTGCGTCAGCTTTTGTGACGGGGCCAAAGCAACCGGGCCTTCATCAGCTACCGCCTTCGCTGGGGCCGGTGCTGGCGCTTCGGGCTTTGATTCCTTTGCTGGTTCGGGAGTTTGTTCTTTGGGTGGGGCATTTTCGTCGACGGCCGTTGGGGCGGGATTTGTGTCCGCTTCTTGGGCATTAGAAGAACCGCCGTTGCCGTCTGTCGCAGGTGTTTCGTCGTCTCTCATGTGTATCCCTCGTGAAATCGGGGGGACGATTATCGCCCCCCCTGGTTTTCATCTAACCGCCCACCCCTTAGTCGGAGTCGGTGGTGGAGCCGATCACGGTGGCATCGGCCAAGTCGCCCGCGCCGCCAGAGGTGACGCTATCCACGCGGTAAGTGTTGGTCAACCCAGCACTCAGGTCCTCGTGGATAACCAAGTCGCCAACCTCCATGCCAAGATCAGAGGCGTTGGAGACATAGTCAGTGACCCGGACGGTCGCTGCCGGATCGTCGTCGTCGTAGAGCCAAATTTTCATCCCCGTGATCCCTTGAGACACAAGGCGGGGAGGATTGGTTGTCGCGTATGCCATTTGCTCAGTCCTCCTTAATCAGTATCGGTGGCGGAACCAATGACCGTCGCGTCAGCCAAGTCGCCAGCACCGCCCGCCGTCACGGAATCGACGCGGTAGGTGTTGGTTGTCTGAACGCTAAGATCTTCATGGATCACGAGGTCGCCGACCGCCAGCCCGAGGTCGGATGCGTTGGTGATGTAACCATCGGCATCAACGTCGGCAATGGGGTCGTCGTCATCGTAAAGCCAGATTTTCATGCCCGTGAGCCCCTGGGCCACCATCCGGGGCGGGTTTGCTGTTGAATACGCCATTTGCTGTGCTCCTTATTCAGCCAACCGCTTACGCGCCAACGTATGCGGAGCCGTCGTGCTTCATTTGCACAACGCCGGTGTTTTGCAGGAGTGCAGACCCCATGTCGATCGAGCAGCGGGACCACGAGTACGCTTGTTCCTCGTCGTAGCCGACCGGGCAGTCAAGGCCAGCGATGTTCGCCGCGTGTCCAATGGAATTGCGGTGGAACATATAGCACTTTTCTGACGCGGTCCCGACGCCCGTGAGGCGTGGGTGTTCGATCCAGTTGACGCCAGCCCACCGGCGGAACCGGCGAGCCGGGCCGTTCAGGGGTTTGGATTCAACGTAGTCCGAGGATGAAAATTCGGGAATCTGCATCAGATACCCAATGAACGCCGGGGTAACGACGGCGAACATATTATCTTCTTCCTGGGTGGGGACGAAGGCGTTGCCAAGGATGACCTTGGACTTAATCACCATGTCCAGAGACGCCGTCGCGTAGGCACCGGTGTCGACAGTGGCAGTATCGAGTTGAGCGATAATGTCGTCGTCGATTTTCCGGTTAATCACGCCCATGCTTGTGTGCTGCATGATTTGGCGTTGGTTGCCCTGACTGGCAAAGATGTTGAAGTTCGACTTGCGAACCAGGTCGTGCCATTCAGCGAGTGTCGCGCTGGTCTGCGTCAGATCGTCGGCACGGGCGGGGATCAGGCCGTTGACGCCACGAGTAACGGCGGACGCGGAGCCTGAATCTGCGACAAGGAATGTGGCCGTGTCGCCCTTGATAACTGCCTCGGTGACGCATGTGGTCCGAAGAACGGACTGCATGTCCTCGAAGCCGGCAATGAATTCTTGCCGGTATTGGGTTTGAAATGCGGTTTCCGCCATGGGAAGCCTCCATCGGTTGAATTGCTAGGGCACAATCACGCCGGGGAAGCTGACGATCGTCTGAACGGGGAAGCCGTTTCCGGGGCCGCCCGACCCGTCGTCAGGGCCGTTGTTCTTGGGTCGCGTTACCCCGCCGACGGGGCCCTTGTGGGGGAAGCCGTCAGCGGGGAAAAGTTTTTCGCGTTGCTTTCACTTTCCCTTTTTGCTCATTTTTTCCTTCGCGTCAAGCAACTCGCGATATTCTTTTTGGATAGGTTCGTTTTTCCAATACGCTTCCTGGCGGTCTGGGCCCATCATCATGGAGTTGATTTCCGAGAGCCGGCCGTCGATTCCCTTGGAAGCATCGCCGCCGTCATTCGGGAGAACAACGCCGCCCGGATTGAATTCTTTGGCCACGGTCAGCATCCACCCCAGTACATTGGGATCGTTCATAAACAACGTGCCGTCGGCTAGGCGACCGCCGCGCATTTGATCCCACACCCCGGCTGGCATCACTTCACCCAGGGCTGTAATCCGGTTGACGTTGGGGCGGAATTCGTTTCCCCAGGCCGCGCGCTGGGCGTCCTCGGTCGCTTGCTTCTGGGAATTATCACGGTCGACCCGGGCGGCGCTGACGTTTTCTTCCGTGGCGAACCACCATTCGATCGCCGTGTTCACGTCCTTCTGGGTCATATTCCCTTCGAACGCGGCGGCGGTGAAGTCGTCCACCATGGGCTTGTCGTTTTCACCGATCACCCGGCCATCCGGCAGCGCGCCAAGGTATCCGTCCGCAGATTCGGGGACCCCGTTGTTGTTGCGCCATTCAGCCTTCTCGTCGTCGGTGGCGTCCTCGGAGAGCGTCTGGGTGAGTTCTCCGCTTCTGATTTTCTGTTGGCCAGCGAGCATCGCCTTCGCGACCGCCGCCGGGTTTTCGTATCGGTCTAGCTGGGTGGCGGCCTTCTCGTCGCCGCCGGACATTTGCAAGCGCCAGTTCTCGGGGAAGTCTGCGGGTTGGACGATGTTGTCGTCCTTCGCGCTACCGCTAATGGCATCGTTGGGCTCGCCGCCACCATCGCCATCGCCAACAGGGGGGTCGCCCTCTCCCGGGGTGAGGGGCGGGCCGTCGGCGCCTTCGCCTTCGCCCGTGCCGCCCGTGCCATCGCCTTCGCCTTCGCGCCGTGTCGCCATTATTTATTTTCCTTTGGGTTTCCGAGTTTTGCCAGGGCTTTTTCCTGGCTTTCCTTTGCCTTCATCGCCGCTTTCATTCGTTTTTGGTCCGCTTGGACTTCCTCCGCCCGAACCAGCGTCGCTAGATCCTGCTCCGCCTCCCACTCCGCCTCTGTCTTTTCTTTCATCGGTCGTGCCTCCATTTCTATCTGGGGTTTCTCCTTGCTCTCTGGGCCCAGCGTTGCCAGGCCCCTTCGCTATGAGCGCCAGTAACTTGACAATCTGCAATCCCACCGCCCGGCCGCCCTCTGCAAAGGCCGTGTCTCTCTCGCCGTTGCTACCAGGGCGGTAACTTAGGTCGTAAGTGCCACAGAGGTCGTTGACTATGAATTTCAGCGCCCGGGCCTGTTGGTGGGGTTGCGCCTCGCCGCGAGAGATGGCTTGCAGAGCGTAGGCGTCGGCTTCGTCGTAGTCCGCGGGGAGCCACGGCTGTTCCTTGGCTGACAATTATGCCACCTGTTCCCAAAGAAGTTTGGTTGAAACTGACTTTTCGTTGGGCCTACTGCGGCCCGCACGGTTCCATGATGAGTTCCCACGCTCCCCTATCAACTTCCACCCAGAGGCCCGGAGTGAAGCCCCGCCCTCGTCGGGGAGGGTGTAGGTCCCTATTGTGTCAAAGCCTAGTGCAAATACTGCCTTGGCCGCCGCCCCGTACAGAAATGAGCAAGCGTTTCGGGTCCCGTCCGTGCAAAGCCGGGTCACTTCCATTGTGGCCCCGTTGTCACGGTGTCTGGATACCGGCCGCCCGACGATCACCACGCCGACCAGAACGCCATCCTTGTCGGCGCCGATACTGAATTTGTGGCCCTGGACTGGCGGGTGGTGTCGGTGCAAGCGCGCGACGAAGGCATTTGCCTCGGCCAAACTCACGGGGATTGTTCGCATTTTCAAAGGTTATATGGCCTGTTGCTGGCCAGCCTCGGCCATTGCTGCGGCACCTTCGCCCATCGCCTTGGTCGCGTCGCCAGCGCCTTGCAAGCCTTCCAAAAGCTGCATGGCTTCTTCCTTGGCTTTCTGTTCTTTGGCCATCTTGGCGGCCTGTTCCTGCGGGCGAATCCACGTTGCCGGTGCGCTGACGCTGTTGTTCAGCACGTCGCGGAGCGCGGTAACGGAGTCCACGACGAACGCGGCCGTCGGGTCGAGTTCTGCGGCGTGCGCCAGGAATTGTTTGGATTCTAGGAATTTCTGCCCCTTCTCGCGCTCGTAGGCATCGCGCAACGGGGACTGGAACTGGAACCGGACTTCCTGGCGATCGAGCGACTGCGGCATATCGTCCGGGCTTCCAAACCCGCCATTGGCCATCAGCACTTCGAACGATTCGTCGCAGACTTGGCCGTTGTATTCGTCCTCCATGGGTTCGAACAATGGGCCAGCGCGACGGATGAATTCCTTGACGCGCTGTTGGACTTCGTAGGCCGTCATTTCCTCGGACTTTTGCGGCATCGCAATCTGGGAGAGGAAGAACGCCTCGGAGATAATTGCTTGCACGTCGCCACGCATGTCCAAACCAAACGGGAACCCGCGCGCGTCCTGGGTCAGCGGGCGCAGAGCGTCGCCCAGCCGTTCATCGTAGGCGCGGTCAACCCACGTCACACCGCCGGCAAACATTTCAATGTTGCCTTTGACGGCCTCTTGGGTCGCCATCATCGGCGGGTTCGTGAGTTTTTCCCCGGCCTCCAAAAGCGTGCCGGTCATAGCCTGGATCAACCGGGCCTCTGGCAAGGCGGCGACGGTCGCGGGGGAATAGGCGTACTGGGAGCCGGAAACTGTCTGCCAACGAGGGATGACGTAAATCATCCGGGCCGATGGGCTCCAGTCCATGATGTGTTCGTTGTCGACGTCCAGGTGGATTTCGACGTACTTGTGCTTCGAACGCTTTTCACCGGCGGGTAAATCGTAATCCTCCGCCGGCATGACGATGTGGACGCAGTTCACCGTGTCGTCGAGGTTTTTCTTTTCCCTGCTTTTGAGTTGCTGCGAGATCTTGTCGCCGTACAGGGTTTTCAGGTGGCGGACGGTCGGCTTCCATTTCCGGTGGACCGTACAAATCGCGCCTTCGGCGTTTTCCGCCCACGCCACGTCGCGCAAATGCCAATTCCGGTACAGCAGCCCATCGCGGTCGGTGTTCATCTGAACTGAAATGACGGCCTGGCCGAAGCACGCCCAATCGTGGTCGCCTTCTTTCACCGCCCGGGTGAACTGGGCACGGCGGTCGTACATGGCGCGGCGTTGCAAACCCGTCGCCCATTGGAGCCAGCGGAGTGCATCGTTGGGTTCGTTCCCCCGGATGGTACGAAGGTCGAACCAAGCCATCCCGCGCGGACGCAGCATGGTCCCGATCGCGTTGCCAAGATCCCGACGGGCCAACAATGGGTATGAGGTTTCAAGGTTCGCGGCGAATTCGTCCCCTAGCGACCGGTCGACCGTGAAGTCGGCGCGCTCCGGGTAAAAGTTCTCCGAGAGCTCCTGCCACAGACTAACCAGCGAGAGCCGCTTCGAGAAAAGCCGTTCTGTGGCCTCAATCAGTTCTTTGGCGTTCATGGTCTAGCTTCCTCCGAGTCCAGAGTATTCCTCATCGAGCACCGACCGGCCACGGGTGGCGTTGCCGCCACGGCGGGGCCTTTTCGGGGGTGTCCTATGGGAGGTGGTGGTGGCTGCGGCGGCGGGCCCATCATAATCAGGATGACTATAGGGCTTAGCAGCGAGTGGTGGTCGCGGGGGCGGCCTGTCGTCGTCGTCGTCGCCACCGTCGTCGTCGCCGTCATCGGCGGTGGTTGACGTGGGGGACTGAACATTATCCTCCACGCCGGCCTGGTATTGTTCTTCTTCTTCTTCGCGTGCCGCGTCCGCCAAGTTGTTGGCTTTGATCGTGGCCGCCGACGCGGGCACGATGAAGCCACTCTCAACCATTTCGCCAATGGCCAATAAACCACCCATGCTAGCCTCCGAGTGCGTCGTTATACGGGGTGCCGCCCGTGCCGTTGTCGATGACCGAGCCGCCGCGACGACCAGCGCCACGACCGCGACCACCGGCGCGAAGGGGATCCCCCCCTTGATAAACCTGGCGGCCCACCCGCTTGGGCTTTTTTCTGCGCTTTTTGGGCTTTTTGGGGTTGGCGTCGGGGGAGACGGCGGGCGCTGCGGGACCTTCTTCAACTGCCTCGTCTGGCGTGCCGTCCTCTGTGCCGTCCTCTGTGGGGTCCTCTGGAGAGAGTCCCTGGACGGGTGTAGGCGCGGGCGCGCTTCCTTGATCAAGCTCGTCGAGATAGTCCCGAACTACCTTCCCCTTATTCGGGTCGCTCTGAATCGTTTTCGAACCTTTATCGCTCTCGTCGAAATAGTCCAGTACTACTGGCTGGGCCGTTCCCTTCTTAGAGTCGGCAATCTTCTGCTCCTTTAGCATCTGTTCTTGGTTTTGTGTCAGTAGTTGCTCATCATCATAATCAGGATCACTACTATAGGGCGTTTGCCCTTTTTTCCCGGGGTCGATGTAGCTTGCGCTCCCCGGGTCGAGCGTGTCGAGCGAGGTTGCCTGGTAGGAGCCACGGTTGCCGACCGGATCGTCATCATAATCAAGATCACTATAGGGCGTAGCAGCCGGTGCCTCGGCTTGCTCCTGCTCCTGCTCCTCTTCTTCGAATAATCCACCCATGTTATTTCCCTCCGAGGGCGTCGTCCTTGCCGTCAACGACTGTGTCGCCCCGGCGACCACGACCGCGAGCGCCCTTGCCCTTGCCTCCTTCTGTCAAAATGGTGCCCTGGCGACCAGACCGTCCCGCGGCTTCGACAGTTGCCTTAGAGGCAGCAGCGGCGATCGCAAAGTTGTCAGGTTGAGGGATAACAGGTGGGGGTGCAACTGGCGCTGCCGGGGCTGCCACTGCGTAGGAACGTCCGCCCCCGAATAGACTGCTCATAACTTTTACCTCCGTTGTCGGCGTCGGGCCGCACGACCAAGTATCACACGAGGACGCTGGTTGGAAAGTCCATGCTCGCCACCATTGCCAATATTTGAGGATTTGCCAACTAAAATCCCCTTCGCCCCTTCCGAGGCGCACATGACGATGGCGTCGCCGCGGTCGGTGGACCGGCCAATCCGCTTTTTAATATCGTCCTTCGCTTCGATCAGGATTCCCTTTGGCAAAACCCGGAACGTCGGGGCCGTCAGGTCGCCCAGTAACAGATTGTCTGGGGGCAGCGCCACCGGTGAGCCGCCGGGTTGCGACGGGTCAAGCCACGCCCGGAATTTCCAGTAGGCTTCGGCCCGCTTGTTGTAAAAGTTCAGCCGCCGGTCCTCTGTTTTGCGCGACGACTTGTTGGCGCCGTTGTCCCCGACCACCGGGATTCCGTTGGCTTCCAGATGTTCCAGGGGCCCACCGCCGTAACCACCGCCCATGTCGATGACAACCGTGGCCCCGTCACGCCGGTTCACCAGTACCAGGCCAGCGACTTGGCTTCCCAGCGGGGTTTCTTTGCCCGGCTTGACTTCCAGTTTGCCGAACCACGCATCGTAGCGGTTAGCGATGCAAGTGCTGTCGGTGCCGCCGGCGGCAGGGTCGACGCCCATTGCCGTCATGGTCAGCCCTGGGGGCGGGCGCTCCGTCCACCGCGCTTGGGCCTCGCGCACCCACGACGACGGGATCAACTGTTGGGGTTGGTCGTTCAGGCCGATTTCAAAGTCGCCCTGGCGGTAGGCTTGTTTCAGTTCGCCGCCCAACCCGTCCAGCACGGCGCTATACCCGGTTCTTTCGTAATCCGGGTTGTCCTCCATGCGCGAGCGAATAAAGGCTCGCGACCGGGCCTCGATCAAAACTTCCTTGCCCTCGCGGTCGTAATACGGCCCGTAGTGGGGCCCCCGTTCGGCAACCTCGATTTCCTTGGTGTCGTCGGTGGGGTCTTTGACGTACCAGCGCAGTTCGCCGTCTTCCGCCGGGTTCGGGTGTTTGGGGTCAAGCCACGCCGCCCACCGCACAAGAATCCAGATGCCCTCGGCTGTGGTCGGTGGGTTGGACCCCGCAACGATGCGTACTCGTTGGTTGGGGTCGACAGTCCGCAGCCATGTGGTGATGAACAAGTATTGGGTAAGAGTGAAATCGGCCAGTTCGTCAAAGGCTTTGAGGTCGTGCGCGCGGCCCTTGTAGCGTTGCTTGTCGTCCTCGTTTTTCGCCCCGCCGAATTCCAGTAATTTCTTGTCGTCGAGGTTCCATTCCATCAGCGTCTTGTTGAGGCCGCTGCTGTGGCCGACGATTTTCTGGGCGCGCTTCATCAGCAAGCGGGCGTCATCGGTAAACCGCCGCATAATTAGGGAATTCGTGTGGGCTGTCAGCGCCAGGCCGCAGATCAAATCGGACTTGCCGCCGCCGACCTCGCCGCCGTAAAGCAATTCGTCGGCCGGACTGAAATACGCCATTGTCTGGGGGCCGGGGTTGGGAACCCAGGCCATGTCGGAGGTTTCCGCCAGGGCGGCCTTTTCCATCTTCGAGCGGTCGCCCGGATCGAGCGCCGCCATTTTCTTTTCTAGTTCGTCGACGCTCGCCACTGTTTACCTTGGTGGGGTTCCCCAACGCGCAACGCGCGCGCTGGGGTTCCACATTCTTACGACTAGGAGTCCACGTCGGCAGCCGGCAGCAACAGGCCAGAGAGTACGGCTGTTGACACCGACTTGTTTTCGAAGAAACGGCAACCGGTCGCAGCGCCCATGGCGTGGGCACTGGTCACGTCAGCATGGCCAACCCAGTTTTCGGCAATAATGCCGGAATTGGTTGAGCCGCCGTTATCGACCAACAGGTCGTTCGCGGTCATTTTGTGCGACAGACGGTTGGCCCGAATGTCGACGCCTTGCATGACCTTGGAACCCGCTGTCAGAATCAGCGGTGAAGCGGTCCCTTCGTGGATGATGTGGTTTCCGACGATCGACAGCTTCGCGATGTTGCCCGTGACTTCCACGAACTCCAAAGCGTTGACGGTCGCGACCAGCGGGACCCAGCGGTTGTTGATAACGGTCAGGCCGTCGGCCGTGTTATCCGACCCGGTGGCTTTGTACGGGGTGCCCCAGTTTTCAGCGGTGGTGTTATCTTCCCACTCGACTCCAACGAAGGTGGCATGGACGCCGGTAACGTCGAAGCCTGTGGCCACAAGCAAGTGGCCAGACGCCATGACGATATTTTCGATGTAAACGTCTGCGCCGGAAACAAGGGCGGTGACGGTCGTGGCACCGTCCATCAAGAACCGTGGACGTTGGTTGCCGGTGCCGAGGCCGATGATTTCCATGCCGTCCACGTCGAAGGTCAGACCGGCAGCGCCAGTAACCGTTTCAGAATGGTTTGGCAAAATGACAATCCGAGAGCCAAGATTGTCCTCTGCGGCCGCGTCAGCCAAGTCGATGGCGGCTTGCAGCGTGGTAAGCGGGCTTGACGGGTCGTGGCCGGATACGCCAGTTGCACCGGTGCCAGAGTGGACGTAGCGCGGCAAAATCGTGCGCCAGCCCTCGTTGACAGGGTCGCCCAGAGCGCGGTCAAACGAAAACATCTGACCAGTCCTGGGGTTCATCGAAAGCATCCGACCGTGGATGGATACTGTGTTTTGTTTAGTCATCGCTAATTCTCCTGTTTATGAATTGCTGTTGCTAACGGAGAGCCCCCAACCGGGAGGCGCGGTCGTCCTTTACGAAACCCAGATGAAAAGTTTGCCGGTCTTGGATGCGCCGCCCTCGTCGAGCGTGACGGTCAGCGGTTCGCCATGTACGAAAATCTTATCCTCGACCGCTTCGCCCGACTCGTAAAGCGAGGCGACGTTGGTAATATCCTGGATGGCGGCACGGGGTCGGAATTCGACCGCCGAAGTCCCACCGTTCGTGACCGTCAAAATGGCGACCCCGGTGGTCTTGCCGATAATGACAGCGTCCCAGCCTGTGGCCAGGGGAGCCGATCCATCAGGGACGTACCGCATCGCCTCAATGAAGCCTGAAATGTCTGGGGTCGTAACCACCGCGTCGCCTGAACTGTCGACCGTGCAGTCCACCGTAACCAGTTGCCGTGCCATCAATAGCGCCCCTTGTCCGTTTGAACCCTACCCGCTGTACGACCGGATTATTTCCCCGGCGACAGTCGGGTCGTCCTCCGACATAACCCTGTTGTAAAATTCCGTCAAGGACGCCCGCAACCTTTCGCGGCGAATAGTCTCAAAAACCTTGTGGGGTTTTGGTGCCGGAACGGGCTTGCGACGGCGGTCGCGCTGGCGGGGTTTGTAGGCCATCAGACGAGAAACTAAACCTGTCGTGCCTCAGAAACAACGCCCCACTTACTCAAGATCTGGAGGGGAACGTCTCAAAAACCCCGAAAACACCCCCGCCCAAATCACAACCCAACCCCAGCTAATTTTTTTTCTGGCCCAGAAACAGGCTCCAAAATCTCGCCCTCAATCACCTCACCGTCCAACCTCTCCAACTTCGCCATCAAAAAACCAACCCGGCGGACCGTGTCCAAACTCTCAGCCTTCTCTTCCTCAT